AGTTAAATTACTACCTGCCATCGCTGATACTAAGTCAGCTATACTTTCTTTTTTAGGATTACCACTATCGTCTGCATCTATAATAGTGATGCTATCATTAGCAACATTTACAGTTCCTGCTGCGATAGAGTTTGGATCAAAGTTCACAGTTACTGTTCCTGTTGTTCCTCCTCCACTTAGTCCTGTTCCTGCGGTAACGCCTTCAATATCACCTGTCTCAGCTGATATCCATGCCGATCCTGACCATGCTTTTATCAGGTTGTCTGTAGTATCATAGAAAATAGTCCCTTCAACTTTATTAGTAAGAGCTGAATTTGCTGCTGATTCTGAGGCAAATATAAAAACAATACTGTCCTGAATATCTTGAAATCTTGATTCGGTTACTAAGTCACCTGTTGACCAGTCAAACCATCCACCTGCTGCCATATAACTCCTTTATTTTTTTAAGTATAACTGATATTTGTATCAATTCCCAACTTTGAAACACCCAAGATCCAAGCACCAGTTTCAGCAGGAGATAAGCCAATAGCCCATGTCCAAGTCTTAGTTCTTGCATCAACACTATGCGTTATGTTTTCTATAAATAACTCGTAAGTTTCAGTTGTACCTGAAGGTGTTAAAACATTAGTTTCTACAAATGATCCTATATCTAGACCAAGTGCCTTAGCCCAAGTGTTAACATTTGTCTGTGGTCTAAATTTAAGTTGTTTGACACTTGTTTGAGGTATATCATTCTCGACAACTTTTTGTTTAGCAATACTCAAAACATCTGAGTCTTGAATATTTAGTCTTGCAGATTGTGTAAGTGAGTGAGTTCCAAATCTAGTAACAGAATCATCCGATACTGCTGTCTGTTGTGCTCCTCCAGTTCTTGTCATCAAAACAGTATTTATTATTTTTTGATCGTCATAAGTTGAAACAATATCACTGTAAGGTATATCACTACCACCCTGACCAAAAGTTGCAGATGGAGTTGTTGTGTTTGTCAATCTAAAGTTTCTATCTCTAAAAGTAGCATTGCCATTTGCTGCTATAAAAAAAGTACCATTCTCAGCCTGTTCAACTTTTTGAATTGCTTTTAAGAGAGTATCTGTTGTGGCTTGTGTTTGTACCTGTAACTGCCCTGTTGATATAGCTTGATCTGTATATCCAAATGAATTAAGAATATTTGTGACTCTAATAGATGAAAGCTCTTGTGATTGTCCAAAAGCTAATCTTGTAGTTTGTCCTAATAAAGAAACTCCTAATTTCCATCCAATAGAATCAAGTGTTGCATTATTTAGTAATTTAAAGAGATCTCCTGCTCTTATGTTTACAACTGAATCAGATCCCTGTAATCCATACTTGACTGGAAAGCTCTCTACAAATCCAACAAATAAAATATACGTTGTACCACTATATGATGCTTTTATTCTTACTCTTTTAAGTGGTTGTACTTTTGTCCTTCCTGCTGTTGAATCAAAAAAATGTGTTGTTTGATTTGGCGAGAATCTATTATCAGAATTATCTAGCTGTATCAATGCTGTGCCTGTTTGAAAATTTACTAAGTTTGACGCTCTACCTCTTGTTATTTTAAAACCTCTTAAAAAAGCTGAAACATCAGTGTAAGTTTGTGAACTATCTAGAGGATCTGAGTCAAAGGCAATTTCACAAGTAATATTTACATTTGAATCAAATGCTACCGACATTATTGAATCCTAGCTAATAACTCTGAAAAGAATCCTGAACGATCTTCGTTTCTTTGATTACTCTCAGCAACAAAACTGTCGATTGTCTCTTCGCCAATTTGAACAGTAACTTGTGGTGCTGATGCAGCTAGTGACATCAATCTTTGGTCTGCGAGTATGGTCGATGTGTCTGGAATTGTTGGAGTAGCAGCAGGTGTGAATGAAGTTCGCGGTATATTTCCTCTTGATTGAGCATCTGCTAATCTTTCAGCTGCATCTGCCATCCGACCTAATTCTCTGGCTCTGTCATCAAGACCTTGAAGTTTTGCTAATTTGGATAAATTATCTAGGTTTGCTGCTAAAAAAGGATTGAGCATATCATTTGCAATTAGTAATTCCATAAACTCGTTATCTACACTCAAAGCTTTAAAAATTTCACTAGCTTCATTTAATTTAATAAATTGATCGACATTTTTTTCAAAAGCCTCTGTTGTTTCATCCACTTTTGTTTTTAATGAATCTTCTATATCTGCTAATTCTGATTTAGCATCTCTGAGTTCCTCTGATTCTCTTGTAAGCTCAAATTCAACAAGTCTTAGTTTTTCTGTTGCTACAGCTAACTCTTCGCTTACATTGACACCTTTTTCTTGAAAAAATAACAATTCTTGTATTTGTGCTTGAAGTTCTTTCTTTTGTAATCTTTCCTCAGCTGTCGCTAGTGCCTCAGTTCTTTGTGCTTCGGCAACTCTATCTTTTGCATCTTTGAGCTCATCTTCCGCACTTGTTAAGTCCTCATCAGCTGCATTTAAGATACCAACTAACTCTAAATATGTTTTAAGTTGAGGTATTGATTTCTTTTGTAATTGTGTGTCAAACTTTTCAAAAGCTACTCTTTGAAGGTTTGTTTCATTTCTAGATTTTCTTTTCTCAACATTTAGAAGTGCCTCTCTGACAATTCTTTCAGTCGTTAGACGTTTTGCTGCTGCTTGTATCTCATTAAACTTTCTTTGCTCCTCTGCTAATTCTTTGAAGTTTTTTATAAAAAATATTAATCCTTCATCCAGATCATTAAATCTATCTAAGGCTAAAACAAGATCTATAACAGTAGTAGCTGCTAATCCAAAACCCTCAATCAAACTAGGTGCAATATCTTGAACTAACTCTCTAAACTTAGGAAGTAAGATTTCCAAAGCAGGAATCAACTCTTTACCTATATCCTCTCTTAGAGTTCTTAGCTCTGCACCAACAGCTCTCGATTGGTTAGCAAACGAAGTGAAAGTTCTATCAAGATCCCCAATTTGAACAGCTGCTTTTTCATTTATAAGTGTTAAGGTAGCAAGAGCCTTTTCTTGTTTTGTCAACGCTTCTGCTGTTGTCTTTGAAGTTTGCTCTAAGGCTTTTGTATTAACCTCACTAGATAAAATTGCGATACCATACGTCTTTAGTGCCTCATTCTCACCGAGAAGAGCAGATTGAAACGCACGAAGTACAGGCTCTGCACCTGCACTAATGTTAGAAAAAGATGCAACGTCAGCTGCTATTTTTGTTAACTCGATTGCTAAATCAGCTGACTCTTCTTGTGTAAATCCTATACCCTGTGCAACCGCACCAAGTGTAGCTTGTAATTGTTGTGCCTCTCCAACAGTTAGACCAGCTTTATTTGCAAAGTCTTCTAAAAATCTTGTCGCTCTTTCAGCTGCTGATCCAAAGGTAGTGCCAAATGCTGCTGCTGCTTCATCTGCTGCAACTGAGGCTTCAACAGCAGATTTTGAAAAATCAAAGAGTGCTTTTGTAGCAAATATCGCTCCACCTGCAATAGCTGTCTTTCTAAGTGCAGACATACTATCACTCATCTTTCGATTTGTTTTTTCAGATTTATTTATCTGATCATCAAGATCTTTTGCACCCTTTTCAATCTTATCAAGCTCTGCTGCCACTTTATTGACACCAACCATCTTGATAAACATTTCAAGTGTTGCACTTGCCATATTACCTTCCTAGCTTTGACCTAGCTCTCTGCTCCGTTAGAGCTAACTCTTCTTTTTTATTCTTATCTATAAAGTATAACTTCCACATCTCAAATTCTCGAACTGACATGTTTTTACGAAGTTGATCCACAGTCATCCCAAGTTCTAGAGCCAATCTAAACTCAAAAATTACCTCATGATTGTTCTGGAAACTTATCGGCTATCTCAGCCTGATCCTCCTTTGTCCAAGCCATGCACTGATAAATACCTATTAAGATTTTATCTATTACCATAGGTGTTGCTTTTGCATAGAATTTGTTGACATCATCAAGTGATTCTAAAGCAGGATCTTTTAGACCTTTGAGAAGTAAGTTTTTCTCAAAAAGTACATCATCACGCACACCATCCTCATTTTCAGATAGTTCATTGATTTCTACTGTGTCTGCTTTGGTAAGTCCCTGTACAATTACAGTTGCATCCCACATTTCAAGTTCAATCTCTTTTTCAGGTAGTTGTGGTGCGTTAGATATATCATCTAACTTCAATCTTTTCATATAGACTCCTTTTTATAATTTATCTATATTTTAAGCTGTACCTTCTGTTATGTCCCCAGTTAATTGGAAATTCGCTGAAAATCCCACTGCACCAGATATATCAGGACTTCTGTCGTAAGATGTCAATATTGCCTTACCACTAGCCTTTGGATTGCCTCCAGTTGTTCCTATCGGATAGAACTCAAAGTCAACCTCAGATCCTAATATTCCAGTTAGATAGCCATTGACTGTACTGTCAAAGCTACCTGTGAGAGTGATAGTCCCATCTTTTAGCCCAGACACAAATGCCTTAGAGCTATTAGAGAAGGCACTAACCTCAGCAACATCAGCAGTTCTTGATACTGTTACATCTGTTAGAACATTAGAAACGTCTCTAATTGTTCCGCCAGAGTCATCAAATTTAAACGCTGCACTTTTTCCGTGTGTAAATGTTGGCATTACTCTCCTTTACTATTATCCCTGTCCAAAACTGATTGCTACAGTAAAACTCGGATTTGTGCCTCCGATAGTTAATACTGCTCGTGCATACCGAGCTGGATTGCTGCTACTTGTTTTATATTCTGATCCCACTGCTGTTTTTTGACTAAAAGTTATATAGTCAGAAAATGAAGCGTTGTCAGAACTTGTTTGAATTTTTGCATCTAATGTTGGTGACGTTCCACTTACAGAAGTAACGTGTAAAACTGCTCCGCCTCCATTTGTACCTGCTGCTGCATAATCAACTGATGTTTGATTGGTTGTAGAAGTAAATGCAGCAGGAGCAACTAGTGAATTTCCATCGAAGCTATCTGTATCAAACTGAAATGCAACCGCAGCTGCTACGACAGATCCAACGTCTGCTGATCTATCGTAAGTAGTCTCGATAACTTTACCAAGAGTCACAGGATTGCCTCTTGTGTATCCAATAGGTGCAACAGAAAAAGCAGATCCTGATCCACCTAACTGTGCTAAATACTCTGCGTCACTATCTGGACTTGATGTTTCAAAAAAGCCTGATGCAGTAACTGTTCCATCCTTTAGACCTGCAATATATGTCTTACTTGATGTTGAAAAGGTGGATGTTTCTACTACATCGGAAGTTAGTGAAAAAGACACGTCAGTCAATGTATTAGATAAATTTGTGTTATCAAGTATTACAACTGCATCTTTTCCGTGTGTAAACGTTGGCATTATTCAGTTACCTCCCAAGCCTCGTTTTCAGGAGTTGAAGGATCGTCTGCTTTAAAACTCCCATCTTCATTTCGAGCTCTTTTTTTAGTTGTTTTATTTTTCTTTGCACTATCAAATTTTACTGCTGCTTTATTCTTTATCAAACTCTTGGCTATTTTGTCTGGAACATCTACAACGTCCCCTGCTTCGACTCTTTTCTCATCTTTACCATCTGGATAGTTGCTACCAACTAAAATTTCAATTTTCATGCTATTACCTCCAAGTTAAAAGTTACACCTAGATATGAAGTACCCTGATTGACTTCATACTCGCCATAATCACTTGCACTAACTACTCTAACAGACATAGCAGCACCGCCCAAAGTTATATCACCTTCAATAGCTGCTTTTACACTACTTGATCCTGATGATTGTAAAAAGGTATCAAGAGAATCTTGAGCTGTAGCTGCATCAACTCTTTGTATATAAAATATAACTGGTATTTGATATGTGTCAGCACCACGAGCCATCGTAGTATCGTAATCAAGAGTAGTGAGTGGAGCAACTATACAAGCAGGTGGATCTAAATAATCTGGCACTGTATCGTAAACTGTAACACCAGATATAGTTTCTAATCTTGTTTTTATACCATCTCTGATTGCTGTAAACGTAGCCATTATCTAATACTATCTGCTATATCTTTAGCTATAAGTCTAAGCATCTCATCGCCACGTTTTTTAATTTCTTTCTGATTTTCAAAAACTACACCACCAATAAATGGTTTCATCTTAAGTCCTGTTTGTGATATCTTTCTGGCTACTAAAAAAGCATTCATTTTTGGTTGACCTCTATTAGCCCATTTGAAAAGCGATGATCCTTCTTTATATGGAGGAAAGAAAGGTTTTGTCTTTTTGATTGGTGTAAAACTTCTAAATATAGGCTTACCATGAATAAAAGGTGCATATTTACTGCTAGAAGCTAATTTAAAGCCCTCAGACATGCGTAATCGGTTAGTATTGGACAACTTTGCCACAAACACCGAATCTCTGCTCTTACCTGTAGATTTAGCCGATTTAGATACAGGTGATGGCTTTTTTGATAAAACATCTAATGATTCTCTTCTAAAATCTAATGCTAGATCGTTAAAATAATCGTTAGATCTTTTATTCCAAATAGATTGGTTATTTATATTATTAGCTAGATCTAAAGCACCCTTTAAGGTTATTTTCATATCCCATAGTTCCTGTTGTAACTAATTTGACCTAGTGAAACGTATGGTCTGCCTGATGCTAATACTGTCTTTCTTTTTTTGAATTTTCTACATAGTGTTTTTACGTCTGGATCAAGTTCTGATAAAAATATGACAGGTGCTTGACCAGTTTCTGGATTGCCACTAAAACCCATAGGACTATTTTTTCTCTGAAAAAACCTCGCTGCTTGTATCAAAGTGGCTTGTTTTATAGCAGCAGGAACAGTATCTGATCCTGACTGAACTGGGAATCCAAAGGTTGCTGTTACTTTGAGTCCTTTTGGATAAGTAGTGGGAAGCGTCTGCCCACTACTTTCTAAAGCCATAACTATTTTATTAAATGGCATAATAGGATCAGTTTTGTCTGCGTTATGAGGATATAAGAAAAAATCTGTTCCAAGAGTAAGTGTTTTTAGATCTGTACCATCAGAGTTAAGTGTTTTTACAACCAAGCCTGTTGTAGTAGCTATGTCATCAACATATATAAAATCAGCAAACTCGCAATCGTAAAAACGATCCTGAGTTGCATCAGTTTTGTAAAATACCCTGCCACAAAAATCATCAATTGCAGATGAAGCTGCATCCAAAGCAAAGTCTAAATTGTTATCTTGAGCTGATCCTGACATTCCTAGAAATGTCTTCAACTCGCTCTTGTCCATGTATTGATGGCTCATCTAACTCCTCGTCTAAATCGTCCAATAAAGGATCGTCAAACCACAATTTTTTATTTATTACCTTCTGGCTTCACTGCTTTGGTCTGTGGTTTTTTTGCTGCTTTTTTGGTTATACCTTTTGGAATTTCATCGCCAATACTTGCAACCAAGACTCCTGAAGTAAAAGGACACTCTTTGCCCTGTTGTAATTTACCAGTCTTGTTATCTTTCCAAACCAGTTGACTTTCTTTTTCTACTATCGCCATTTTTTTCTCCTTTTCTATATGGATAGCAGAGTCGATTACCTCTGTATTTAACACAAAAGTATGACTCTGCTCTTCCATAAATTTATTCTATATCGTTGATTCGAGTGAATGCCTGTGGCTTATATACTGCCAATGTGTATCGTAATGATGCTTTTATTGTCAATATATCTTTGCCGAAGTCACCATCTGCTGCGTTTTCTGAGATGGATAGTTCCATACCTCTTCTAAACACATGGTTTGCAGCTAAAGATCCTCCGAAAGCACCAACAACTACATCAATTGTAGTTCCTACTGCTCCACCGATTTGAGATGATTTTGTCACTGGTAATCCCCAAATTGTAGGTGTTCCTGCTAATGCAGATGCACCTAACATAAAGTTGTTGTTACCATCGACTTGAGCTACGAGAGCATTATAAGCAGCTGGGCTCATAAGTACTGCGTCTGGGCTCAATTTACCATTTACCTCAACATCTTTAATACCATCCAAAACTGTCCTTAACTTACCACCTGCTGTTGCTGGGAATGCTCCTGCGGTGTAGGTAATTGTATTGATTCCTGCATGCTGAGTAAGTCCACGAATATTAGGTGCTACTGCTCCACCGATTAAGAATTGTTTTTCTAATCTTTGCATAACGTGATTAGCAAGTCTGCCATCAAAATATGCTTGTGCTCCTGCTTGATCTTCAAGCAACTCTGCTGTAATAGGTAGAGTTGTGATGAATTTCGAGATAGGTGCTGTAACAGCTGTGTATGTGAATGCATCCTCTGGTGCAGCACTACCTTCAGCTTTTTCAGCAGCGTTGTTTGTAGCTCCTTCTTGTAAGAAGTAATAAGTTGTTTGATCAGTATTTATTGAATCGACAAGATCTAATGCAGGATTAGGATCTGGCTCTATTGCAGGAATAACCTGTTGATAGATAGTATCTCTAGTCCATACTGAAGTTGTAACAGTTGTCTTTGTTTCAAATGGAATGTTTGTCAATCCATGATCTACGAAGCTCTTGTATGCATTAGAATCAAGAAACTGTTGACCTAGTGATTTAGGTTGCTCGACCTCTGGCTCTTGATAGATTGGTGCAGTTTTTGCAACTTTTTCATCTACCTTCTCGTTAGATTCTTTAATTTCCTCTAACTGTTGGAGTTCAGTGATTGAGTCCCCAAGATCAGCTAACTCTTGGTTTCTTCTTTTAATCTCTTCTTTTTGATCGGATGATAGTTCTGACATTTCCTCAACAGAATCAAATATTTCTGCTAACTCTTCTGACTTAGCAGCTTTCTCATTTCTGAGTTCTTTTATGCTTGGCATATTTTATCTCCTATTGATTTCTAAAAATGTTCTTTTGAACTTCTAAAAAAAGCTCATCATCTTTAACAGCATCATATCCATATACCGATAGAACATCCTCTAGCTTGTTATAAACAGCTGTTAGACCTTCTAAGTATTTAGATAAGGTGTCTGTAGATTTAGAGCTTAATGTTTTCTTTTCAGAGTTCCTCAGAAGTGCTAGATCTTCCATTCTCTCTGTGAATGCTTTGACTCCTTCAAGTGAAGCCACCGCTTGATCTCCAAGCCTCATTCCCTGTTGGGATGATTGGTCGTTACTTGCCACGTCCTCGCCTGAAACTTTACCTGCATAAGTTAGACTTGTATCGTCTTCTGACTCATGCTCTTGACCTGTTGCTCTTGTATAGTCGTCCATATTCGCACACGGCATATAAACTGTCTCGCCGTCTTTTGTGTGCTCGTGATGTCCTGAACAACCTAATTCTTTAGCTCTTGCCTCTGCCTCTTCTATTGTTGTATATAGATCATCGCCAAGTGCTCTTTTTTGATCTTCTGATACTTCCTCAAACTCTGTATCGACTTCATCTACTTCTTCCTCTTCAGGATCGTCTAAAGTCTCTAGACCAGACTTGAGTGCTTGTACAAATGAATTCTGTTGTGCTCCTACAAGCACTGGGGATACCTCCCAGACTTTTACATCTTCTAAAACTCTAACTGGGACTTCCTCCCCTTTAGAATCTATATGAGTCCCCTCTTCAGATTTCAATACCTGAAAGCCATAACTAAACTGCTGCATATCTCTCATAGCTTTGACAGTCTCGTATGCTTCTTTACCTGCCTCAGTGTTCAAGAAGTATCCTTTGAAAACAGCTTTTTGATTATCTGACTCTATAACTCCTCGTCCTATAACCTTACTCCAATCGTGATTCCAAACTAAAGGCACTTTGTTTCCTACATAACCTGATCGTAGTGCTCCTGCCTTTGTTACATCGTTATCAGAGTCAACAGTATCAAATAATGAAAATACTGCTTCTAAATATCTAACATCCCCATCCTCTTTAAGTTCTATTGGAGTGCTTTTGTAAACCAGATCGTCTGGTCTTTTCATCTCGTTACTCATCTATCACCTCTATGAACGCCTCTGTACATCTACAGTTGACAACTAACCCTGCTGGTGCTTTAGGATCTAGCGGTCTATCTAATTTTATACCATTATACAGATAAAAACTATTCAGAGGAACTCGCTGGTTATCTAGAATAAAGTGTGCATCTCTAACAAGACCATCTCTTTGAGATACCCATTCCTTCTCTAGCCTTTTACCTGTTGACTTTGCAGCACGTTGCTGAGCCCACGAGGATGCTTTACCAACCTCAGTTCTTGCGATAGCTTTAGCTCTCCTTAAAGATTGTCCGCCTAGTTCTTTGTTGATCGCTCTTGTTAGCTCTCTAAAGAACTTGTCACCTGCCTCAGTACCTGCTGTTATGTTTGTTATTCCTAACTTTTCAAACTCTTTCAATTTATTACCGACTATTGTTGATATTCTCTTCTTTGTAGTTTTATTTAGATCTTTCATAACTGATCTAGCATTCTCTTGTAAAAATGATGCTGCCTGACCATCTTGAAACAATGATCCTACTGCTGCTGGAACGTTACGCTGACCTCTGTAAAAACCATCTTCCACTACCTTTTTGAGCGGTCTAGCAGCAGGTAAAAGTAAAGCAACCTCATCAAATACAGTCCTAACTGCGTCCTCCTCTGGAATGGTAACACCAAGATCTACAGGATCTGCTGCCTTTGGTCTTTCCGCTTTTGGAAACAAGTTGTCATAAGCTCTAACAGAAAAGTCGTCACTTAGACTATAAAAGAAAGGTAAAAGCTCTCTCTCAAACTCGGTGGCATCTATTACTTTATCTGTATTAGTTTCAAGTGTTGCTATATCAGAGCTAGATTTTACAGCTTTGACTATTTCTCTTCTTTGTCTGTTAAGTTCTTTTGCATATATATTAGAAAATAGATCCTCCCAACGTTTCCTTAGATCGTCGATATTTTTCCAATAGATACTTTTTTCCTCTTCGGTCTTATACCATTTGACTGGTGGTAAGCCTAAAAGTTTGACTGTTGGATCTTCCCATCCATAAAACTCGTAACTAATACTTTTCTGTTCTAACTTTTCAACTTCTTTCTCTGCCCACTCCATAGCTCTCATCTTGTTGCTATTATCGATATCGCCTCCCCAGAGTAGCCAAGCGACTTGTCCAGCGGTTGGTTTTTCACTCTCTCCTGATAGATAATCATCCGCATCAGGACTATCTAGATCAGATTCGTGACGAGCAAACCAAGCTGCCATCCTAATTACTTTATTATCAGAGATCTCACCATTTGCCATAAGTCTTGCTTCACGCTTTGTGCGATCAGTCAAACCTGCACCTGCGAACTCTAAAAGATCTAAACCTCTCTGTGCGTTCTTTTGTATATAGTCTGGGACATCTTCGACCTGTTTGTACCTAGATGGTTTCTTTGGTTTTTTTGGTTTTTTCTTAGGCTTCTTCGGTTTGCCATACTTTTCATCAGATGCATCTGGATGATCATCTGGTAGTAAATCTCTATCGAATGGTGTTCTTGGAAACTTACCTGTTTTCAAAGCCTTTAGAAACGCGTTGACTCTTGCCATAGCCCACTGATCAGCTGACCTTACATTACCTCGAACAGATGATGGATTGTTTCTATATGCTCCAACTCCTCTTTCAAAAACTTTACGCAGCATACTCATAGTTGCTCGATATTTGGGATTATCTGCGTTATGCTCTTCCATCTTATTTTTAAGAGCTTTTTCTACACGATCCGATAGTTGTTTATTTTCATCAAGTATATCTTTGATCTTTCTAAGTCTTGATACTTCAAGCTCAACTACTCTATCGGTTACCTCGTGAGATCCATCCTCTAGGATCGCATATACTTTTATTCTTGCGGTCTCTTCCATAGAGTTAAGAGACATAATTATTCCATGAGATGTTGAAGGAGGATCTGGATCTTTAGGTATAGACCAAGATACAGAGTCCCCTACTGATAGATCGCCAAACGCAGCTTTATATCTTTCAATTTGCCTTAGCCTTCTCTCTGCTTCTTTTCTAGTTGCATAACATCCAAACTTTCTCTTTCCATCCTTTGAATATACGCAGTACTTTCCGCCTTCTTTCTTTATCTTTTTATCCTCAAGCCAACTCACGTGTACTCGTTCCCCATCGGCTAATATCACATAAGCCTCAACCTGTTCCTCATCTTTGCCACCACTTTTTAGAGGAGCTGTTTGTGGATCGTCAATAGTTGGCTCTCCAACAGGAACTTGTCCCTGAAATACTCTAGGCTCAGATCCATCCGCTGGAACTTCAACCTGAGTAAGTGCTCGTAAATAAACATCCATATTAGGATCATCACTTACAAATCCTGTTGCTTTTCGTGCTTCTGCCACTGTAATAAAACCTGCTTGTAAACCTCTAACTACCTTATCCATCTCTTGAAGTTCATCTTGTGCTAGTGCTCTAACATCAGATAGATCATACTTCATCTCATAAGATGGATCATCCTCGAAGTCAACTTTCAAAAGTTGATTAGTTAGATCTGATGCGACGTTTTTCCACATAGGTATTAGCTTCTGCTCTGTAAAAAACTCACGTAGCTCAGAGGTGTTAGAGTAAGTTGATCTCTCTAGACCGCTACCTAGACCTGCTAAAATTGCAGGTACTCCTAAGACAGCACTGATTCTTTCCTCATTGATATATCGTAGCTTTCCGATCTCTAGATCTTTAGGACTAAAAGATAGTGTTTGTATATCTACCTCTCCTCCAGATATAACTAGGGGACGACCTCTATTCTCTCCACCAAACCTTCTGCCAAAGACATCAGCTATTGTATCTGCCTCTTCTGTTGTCATCGATAGATCGTTTTTTGGACTTATAACAACCGATGGAACACCTGTATTTTTAACTAATGCTGCTGCCATTTGAGATGCAGCAGAGTCCCCTAATACTTCAACCATCACTGATCTAAGCGGAGCTAATCCTCTCCTATGATTTCTAGGATCTATTTTTTCTCTAAGATGGATCATATCTTCACGTTTTACATATAGATTCTGTCCTTTTTGCTTATATTCATAGTGAGTTATTAGTTCCTCTTGATTACCTTTGACCTCAACGTTTTCTGGAATAAGCGGATATAATTGTACAACTCCACCACTCTCGTTTCTTAGCTTCATAATAAAAGCATCGCCTGAAACTGATATTGATGAGATTATGTATTGATTGAGAAGGTTGCCTGAAAGATAAGGACTAGGTGCTTTAAGCAAAGTACTTGCAGGATGGTTTAATATTTTCTCAGATCCCTCTGGACTATTTTGATAAACCTCTATTGGTGGCTCTGAAAAAGCTGTTCCTAGAACATTAAGACAGGCTAACGCAGCTGAGTTACCTTCTGGTGACATTTGGTTAGTTCCACTAAAATAACCTATTTCTGTATTGTATGGGAATACAACCTGCGATGTTGGAAAGTTGTTATAACTTTTTGTATCTACCCTATTGTTTTGTTGCGAAAAAAAATCTCTTATATTATCAGCAAGTCCCAATTATGTCACACTCCATTTAGTTGCTCTAACTATGCCATGTCGAGCTGCGTATGCCAGTGCATCAACTTGATCATCATGAGATCCACTCGATGGGAAGCTAGTTAGTTCTCTCTCAAATTCTAACAACCATTTGGCATCTCTCAAAAAATAGATCGTACCATTTTCAACTCCTGCTGCTGCTGGAACAGCTCTGGCAGTTTTTGATTTGTCAGCTTTTAAGTTTTTTATAGGTAGTCCCATCCTTCTTGCCATCTGGATAATACCTAATCCAAAACTAGAATCCTCTACACCAAGCCAAGCCATACTCCACTTATCTATCATCAGCTCTATCTTTGGCAGTAGCTCAGGTGCTTCTAATCTAGCTCTTAGTATATCAAGGATTAAAAGTTTGCCGTCATTTGTAGCACCAACAGTCATAATCACTGAGTAGTCTGCTGTCTCTTTTACAGATAAAGCGGTATCCATAGTCCCAAAAATAGAAAGATCAGATTGTTTATAGATCTCGCCATCAACTAAATACTCTGGATCATCCTGATCTATTTTTTCAAAGTATTGAAACCACTCTCTTTTAAACATTTGTCCTACCTCTGTAAACTCAGCTAAATACTCTTGACTATAAACTAAACTGCCTAGTTCCTCTCTAGCTTGTACTAACTCATCCTTTTCTATATTTTCATTTGATTCAGTGGGATACTGATAAGTGATCCATTGATCTCTTTTCTTTGCATTTTCAAACAATTCATAAAACCAATTCATACCATTTGGTGTGCTAATAAATAAACTCTGTCCTAGTGAGTCTGTAAGTATTGGTCTTACTGTCTCCCAAGTTTCTTTTGATTGATATGCTGCCTCATCAAAAACAACTAAGCTAATACCACCTGCACCTCTCAACCTTTCAGGTTTGTCCGCTGACTTGATTTGTATAGATCCTCCATTCAGTAACTCAATCCTTTTCTCTACCTCTCTTATCCTCACATAATCCTCTGGTAGTTGTCTAGCCAATGATTTTATAGTTCTAAAAGAATCCATAGCCTGTGGATACACAGGAAATATAATCCATACTTTCTCACCTTTAAAAGCCTTATCGTATGCAGCAACTATTGATAAAGATGTTTTACCCCAACGACGACCTGCTGCGACTATAACGTATCTAAAGTCCTCCAAAGACTTTAAAACCTCCTTTTGACCTTTGTGTAAGGCAGGTGGAGTTACATTAACTATTTGACTCATCTTGATTTTGTTGTTGCCAGTCCCATTCCATAACCATAGTTGGTGGGATCATGACACTTACATTTTGTTGATTTACACCTCTAGCTTCTCGTTCTAATTCACTAGCTGTAATAAAAAATCTAACTAGATCAGATGCATCAAGTTCATCTAGATTCATCTCAGTAAGTTTTTGTGCTGCTTTTGCCTGTAAATTTTTAGCAACACGTATTTGTCTTTTATTCATCTCTTCTATTTCAGCAAGTTGTGTTATACGTTTCTGTTCATCAAGATAATCAACGTAGGAAAGCACACGCTCCTGCCAAAAGTATTTACGAGCCCACTTCTCTATTTGTGTCTTACTTTTGCCTAACTTTTGCCCAACCTCCCTATAAGATCGGTTATCCATATCTCTATACTCAACAAATGCTTCAAATGCTTTTAAAGTCTCGCCTCTTTGTCTTTCCCATAGATCAGGTATCTCTAAATCAGATAAATTCGCTATTTTTAACCCCCTTCTTTGCATTTTCTAGTATTGCTAAGGCTAACTCAGGTTGAACACAATTATTTAATAAAGTTCTTTGTTTATTTTTAGTCACTCCATAATTTGATAAATCAAAACCTAATCTTTCCTGCTTTATAGTTAAATCTCTATTTCTTATATCTCTCGACTCAGATTCAAAATAAGGTATTTTTAGATTAGACCAAAAATAGTGATTATGACTAATAAAAGGCTTTATTAAAGGATCATAATAACTAATTACGTTTTCAACAACCCAAAAGCCACTCTTAAAAAAATGTTTCAAAAAAATTATCTCTTCATAAAGTTTCATATCAGGATATCTTTTTTGTGATTCTGGAATATTATTTTTTAAGTTATTAAATCTTGAATGCGTAGGACATGGAGGACTAGACCATATAAAGTCAAACTCTTGATAATTTTGTAATAAAAACTTGTGAGCATCTGCTATCTCTATAACATCATCAGGAAATAAATCACTGTAAATATCTACTATCTCAGGATCTACTTCAACCGCAGTGATTTGATGATCATCACCCCACAACTTTCTATTACCGCCAATTCCTGCATAAAGATTAAGTATTTTTATTACTCCTCCTCTTCGGTTATTTTGACTGCTTTCTCGCCAGTTTGGTTTTCATATCTCTCTATTATCACATCACAGTACTTTGGATCAAATTCTATGCTGTAACACTTTCTATTAAGGTTATGACAAGCTAAAAGCGTAGATCCTGATCCAGCAAATGGATCTAGTACCCAGTCTCCTACTTGTGTAGTTAATTTTATTAAATATTCAAGTAAATCAAGTGGTTTCATAGTTGGATGCTCCCTAGATGCACTAGGCTTGTTGAATTCTAATATATTAGATTGTTTTCGATCCCCATACCAATTATGTCCCTCACCTTCTTTCCAACCATAAAGGATCGGCTCATACCTCCAATGAAAGTCTGATCTAGATAAAGCAAATGTATTTTTTACCCAGATCAATACGTTTGAGAGGTAAAAATACTTCTTAAACTCCGTTAAAAACTCTGCGTGAT